TTATGCAAAGGAACTAATGTTTCGCAAAGTGCACATATTAACCCTAATCATCTTAATAAGTATGGTGGCACACTAATACATGATGAAGATATTGCTTGGGAAGATGAAATGTATTGTGAAGATTGTGAAACTGAAACAAATTTAATATTAAAGGACTAATCATGCAACTAACCTTAGAACAAATAGAGCAAAGACTAGCAGATATTGAATCAAGGTATTACAAAGGTTGGAAAAGATCAGATGAGTTCTGGAAACTAAGTAATGAAGTTGAACCGTATGATAGAAATTTATGGCTCAAATATAGCCAAATGAAAAATAAAAAACTAAAAGGGCAAAGATTATGATTGAAGAATTACTAGATAAATATCATGTAGAAGATTTTGATGATCTGTTAATTGAAATTATTAAACAAATGAAAGAACAAAAAGAAACCAGAGAGCAAGAATGATTGAACTTAGAAAATGTAACGTTTGTGGCAAGAAAGATAAATATGAAAATATGATTATGGATATTAGAGAAATATTAGAATGTTCAGAACAAAGAATAGTTGAATGGGAAAATAACAATAAAAATATATCTTTATACGACTGGTTTTGTATGCCTTGTTGTAAAAAGGTAGGAAATGAAATAGAGGAGCAAGACTAATGAACAAATCATTTAGAACTACCGTTGATACTTTACCTATTCAAACTAAAGTGCAAGTTGTTGAATATTTTGATAGTTTAGGTGGTATATCTTTTAACAAATACAAAGAAGCAATACAAGACAAACTAGGTTGTCATACTAAAAAAGAATTTAATACATATTTAGAAAACTATGATGATTACGATATGTTTATCTTCGAAGAGATAGCTGATTTTTATAATCTTGAAGCAGAATTTATTGATACCAGGCCTAGCAAAGGCGAGGGATATTTTATTTTATTTAAAAGGAGTAAGATTAATGACTAAACCTGTATATCCGAATCCAATACCGAAACACTTACAACACTTGCCAGAATGGAAGTTAAGGTGTTTATTTTATTTATTCAGATCACGATAGGAGGTGAAGATGACAATTAAAGTAAGAGAAACTTGGACTGAGATAGTAGAAAGAGAAAGAATTATTGAAGTAAATAGTCTAGAAGATGCTATGGATATGGAATTAGAACTTGGGGAGGGTGATGAAATATCAACAGAAATTGATACTAATTCTATTAACTACGAAATTATTGAGGAGGTGTCTGAATGAAAACTTATAAAATTACAAGAATAGAAACTGTTTGTATTGAGATTGAAGCAGAAGATGATGCAGAAATGAGGGAATTATATAGTAATGGAACTGTTGATGACCATTGTTCTGATAATCTGTGGAATGACTCTGACTTAAATTATAGACAATATGTTTATGAGGTTGATGAAAATGTAGTAGACATATGGAAAGAGGAGGAGGTGTCTGATGAGTAGAGATATAACAGATATTATTGACGATGATTGCAGAGAGCAATTAGGTCATTCAAATTGGGTAATTATTAGCACACTATCTGACCAGGAAAAAGTAGGAATAGAAACACAAGGTATTTTGAAAACCTATCAAGGTGTTGATGTTCTGTTTTATTGGGATGATCGTGAGGAGGATTGGGATGAGTAATGTATTTAAAATAAAACCGAGTGAAGCTAGACATTTTATGTATAACAATAAAGAGTTTGAAATACGCATAACAGATGAGGGAGATAAACTTGAAATATGGGAGGTTGAATTCGATTCAGCTGGTAAATGTATTGGTTTTAAAGATATAGTTGCTGAATTTTATTTAGAGGTGAATGATGATTAAAACATTATATGAAGAACAAGCAGTAAATTCTTATCCAGATGGATGGACTTGTATTGAGTGTGGTAAGGAGTTTTCTGAAAGAACAGTAGATGTTGAAGACTATTATGTTAATTATACTGATGAGGGAACTATTTGTTTAACTTGCCAGAAAAAAAATGAAAAGTTTTAAAGATTATCAACCTACGCTAGAGTGTGATACTTGTGGCTATACACTATTTGGTGATATGCCACAAATAGTTATGACTTGTGATGATTGCATACAGGAAAAAGAAATGTTTGAAAACATGAACACTAAAGAACGATTAGAAGAAGTGGTTATGTGGATTATAAAAGATTTATGGGATGAATTAACTCAAAGCAGTAAGACAAGAGTTATAAGACAATTAAAATTTATGGGCTATCCCGTTGAAGATTTAGAGGAGATCAAAGGAGAAGGTAATGGATGATATAACAAAAGTGATTGATAATTATTGTTTAAAAAAATATGGTCATACTAATTGGGATTGGACAGATACTCTTTATGATGAAGAGGACCAAAGAAGAATGTCTAAGTTGGGTGAATTAGAGGGTAATATAATTTTTTATTTTAAGGAGGTTAAAGATGAGTAAATATTGCTGTGAAATGTGTAATGAAGAACAGGTAAAAGTTTTTTATGAGCCAGATGTAAGACCTTATTTTATTTTCTGCTCTCAAAGCTGTATTAATAAACACTTAATTGATATAGAGCAAGGAGATTGGGATAACTATGAAGGTGGAAACTTACGAATTGAATATGCTAACGAAATAAAAAATAATTGGAAAAATTTGCATATACAAAAACACATACAAGAGGAGGTATCAGATGAAATATAAAGTAATACAACATTTAACTTATAGAAATTCTGTAGTTGTTGAAGCAGATAATAAAGAAGAAGCGTGGAGCAAAGCTATAGAGGGTGGTTATATGAACAATTTTGGGGAATGTATAGATGTTAAGGTTGTTAAAACAACAATAAATAATAAAGAATTTGTGCCAGATTTTGAGGAGATCAAAGATGAAAGGTGATATAGAAATTATTGATGATGTGATTGCATGTCTTTTTGACGACTACACACAAGAACAAGAATACGCACAAACAGTTATAAGTGCGTGGATAAGAATTAAAAATAAATTAACTAAGGAGGTGTCAGATGAAAGTTAAAATAATAGAAACAATAGAAACTATATGGGAAATACCAGATGATTTTTATGATGATAAAGATTATGTTGAAGATATAGAAAATCCTACTGAAAATTTATCGGATTGTGAAATTGCTAGTGATTTTCAAACAGGTAAAAAACTTTTACGAATTGAATATGCTAACGAAATAAAAAATAATTGGAAAAATTTGCATATACAAAAACACATACAAGAGGAGGTGTCAGATGTATTATAGCTATGTTTTTAAAAATGGAGTAAAACAAACTTATATTGATTGGGAATGTGATATGTGGGTAGAAGTTAAAAATTTAGTAGACTGTTGTCCTGCCGATCATGGTGAATCAAAAATATTATATCTAATAGAATGGTGCATACCAAATTTATCTAAAGATAATCCTTATATAAAAGTTGCAGAATCAGAAGATGAGGAAATAAATGGCTACCATGAAACTTTAAATGTATATAGAGAAGTAAAAAAAGGAATTGATTGGGAGTTAGCAAATAAAAAAGGAGATAAAAGATGAGTAAACCAAAAGAATTTTATGTATATGCAACACTATCAACAGTTGTTGAAGCACCTACAAAAGAAGAAGCAATATTAACTGCTAATAATTTTTGGGCAAATCTACCAGATATAGGTGAAATAACTGCTGAAGAGATTAAAGATGAATGATTTTAAGTATGTCGACAACTAAACCTCAATACCGTATTAAACTGGTATCCTGGGACGAAGTATCAGCTTACTTTGATCCAAACCTAGATCCACACTCTAAGTTTGGCTTCTTAGTCTATAAGCCTAAGTCAACCGTATATGACCAGGCTTTTTGGTATGCAACTAACAAACTAAGATGGAGAGGAGTAGCTAAATATGTTGCACAATTACCCTAAAGCACATAAGATGAAAGTTAGGCACTCTTTTCACAAATATTACTTCATAATACTCCTCTCCGAAATAATTGATTGGAGTGCCTTGTAATGTTTGAAGGTTGGACTTTTTTAAATTGGTTTGGCTTTATCGCAATCTGTTGGTGTGTCTTCCACCCCTTGTTGACTAGCAGAAGAAGATAATTTTTTTTCCTCAACTTCCTCTATTACCTTTGGATCTTCTTTTTTAGTTTCAACACCTATCTCTATAATATTACCCATAAGCTGTGCTAAACGCTGTTCTACTTCTTTTCTACTCATTTGATCTATTTTGCCGAACATAACCTCTTTTCTATCTACTATAAGGCCACCAACCCTTAAAAGAGAGTTTTGGGCAGATATTGCAGCATTAAAAGATCCTGCAGCTAAAGCCTTATCTCTTATATCATATAAATCCTGGACTGCCCTATCATAATTAAGTTCATACTTTTTCTTAACTTCATTAGATAAAAAATTAAATTCTTTTCTAACCAGCTCATTCTTAAACACATTAACTGCAGCTTGGCGTGGATCTTTATAACCAGCTTTACTGGCACACTCTATTAAAGATAGTCTTGGATTATTAACAGCTATCCATACAAAGTTTCTTTGTCTTCTGGTAAGTTTGTTGTCTAGGTTAGCGAATTCAGGTGGAACTTCCTCTTCATCAGATATGATAGGCTCGTATTCTAGTTTATGTTTTTTGAATCCCATATTAAGCAAATTAGGGTATTACGCTTATTTTAATACTACATACCCCCACATTACCCTAATATGTATAGAAAGGATAGTTTATAGATCTATTGTTTGTCAAGAATTATTTTAAAAATATAGATAGATTTCTTTATTGCCTATGACAATAATGACAAAAATGAAATAATCCTGAAACCCTTATAAACAAAGGCTTTGAGGCCGTCATATATGTCATGACAATAATTGACAATAATAAATGGGCAACAAAAACACTATGAATAGTAGAGGGGTATTCTTGTTGCCCTTGTAGTAAGTTTTGGTTTCATTCGTTTGCCCCTTACTACTATGTATGCTCACTATACGAAAAGTTGTTGCATACAAAACTTATATTTGATCAAATAAAACAATAAAGATTGCAGGTATTACGATTATAGCCACGAAAAACCAAAAAAAGAATTGTAGTGTTTCAATCATTTGAATTTTCTTTTTCTGTTTCCTCAACCTTATCCCAATGTACCAAAACAAAAGCCTCACATTTAGGGCAAGATAAATTAGTCACTATATGATAATCTTCACAACCATAATCTTCTCCAGTATGATCACCACCCCAAATTAATTCTGTTTGACATGCCCAACAATTCATAAAATACATTCCTGGCTATTATCTTCATCATAAAAGTTAATTAGATCTCCTTGTGGATCTGTTGCAGTCATGCCTACATTAATTTGATAGTATTTTTTATAAGCGTCTAACAAAGAATTTGTTTTCTTGTTGTTATAATCATCAACGGCTTGTTCATACGATAATCTCATCATCATATAAAGTGTTCCTGACTTACTCATAAATACCTCTCTTTATTTGTAATAAATTAATTTTACTATTTGTATTGTAAAATGTCTAGTATTTGTTTATACTTAGTAAATATTTTGACGGAGGTAAACATGTCATTAGAAAAAAACGGTATTGCTTATTCGCTTATAGACGCACAAGTAGACAACATTCAACAACAACAAAAACAAGACGCTTTGAATTACTCAATCTTTGAGTTAAGAAAAGCACTCAAAGAAATATCTAACGAACTTGATGTTTTAGTTAAAAGAGTAGAAACAATTAAGGACGTATCATGATAGATAACCCACCACTACCAGATTCACTAAAAAGTCATCAGCATGTAGCTATTGGAGATACTATATATTTTCCTGATATGGATAATGCATATTATCATCAATCGCCTGGCGTGTCTTCATCTACCTTAAGGAGGTTTAGACAATCGCAGTTACATGCTATGCAAGAGGTGGTAGAGCCTACACCTGCTATGCAGTTTGGCTCTGCTGCCCACTCTTTAATAGTAGAGGGCGAGAACGCATTTAATAACGAGGTTGCAGTTATATCTGGATCTCCATACACAAATGCAAACAAACAATTAAAACGTGATTACGAAGATAGAGGTATGTTAGTAATCACACAAGACAAAAGGGATACTTTGTTTCGCATGAAAGATAATTTGATTGAAGAAGCAAAAAAGTTCCTTAACGTTGATCAGGGCGAGTATCCTGGTGTTTTTACTAAGCCGTACGAAAACGCCTTGTACTGGTGGGAGCAAGACGTACTCCTCAAGCTAAGATCTGATGTTATCAGACACCCAGTAGTGCAACCCTATTCAGATGAATCTATTGTAGTTATTGATTACAAGACTACAAGTGATTGCTCCGTATCTGGATTTACTCGCTCTATCAGACGTTATCAATACGATTTACAAGCTGCTTTTTACAAGAGAGGTTATGAAAGGGCAGGTTTTAAAGTAGAAGACTTCTTGTTTGTTGCACAAGAAACTAAACAACCCTTTGCAACAAAAATATTCAAAATGCATAATGAGGATATGGACAGGGGTTGGGATCAACTAGAGAAAACGCTTGGAGATTATAAGGCCGTTAGGGATGGGGAAAAACCTACGATCTATAATACTCCAAGCATAGTTGAGGTTATGTTGGGATATGAGTTTGAGTGAGTAGTAACAAAATAATAGATAAACTTGTTAACGAAAAAAAATCTATAAAAAAATGTCTTAGTTGTAGTAATAGCTACCCTAGAGATTACTTTCCAACAAAACAAAAAGCATATAAAGTCACACGGCTAGATATTTGCAAAGAGTGTTATAAGAAATAAGGAGAAATAAAATGACTGACAACGTTAACCATCCCATACATTATTCTAAACAAGGCTCTGTAGAGTGTATTGACGCAATTGAATCAGCTTTAACCTTTGAAGAGTTTAAAGGTTATTGTAAAGCAGCAGCGTTTAAATACATTTGGCGTGAAGATCATAAGGGTAATAATATCCAAGATTTAGATAAAGCAATATGGTATTTAACCAGGCTGAGAAACAAAATGGAGAACAGATAATGGATCTAAGTTTTTATGCCTTAGTCGGTATTATATTGTTAGTTTCATTTCAAATATTTTTAGATAAATGAGTATAGAAAAAAAAATACAAGAACTAGAAAAGCACATTAAGTATATTGAAATGGTATTAAAAGAAAAAAAAGATGAGCTATTTTGTTTACTTGTAGAAAAAAAACAAAAAGACCAAGACAATAAAAAAGGGGCTTAACGCCCCTTAGTTTTATCCCAGATCGGGTGGAACTGCCGCAGGGGGTGGCGACATACCACCAGTATC